CAGCGCCTCCACAAGCGCGTCATGGGAGTTGCATCGGCGCACAACCGCGTCAACGCGCATTTTTAAAACAGTGTTGTCGCCGGCGTAAACTTCCAAGGTGGAAGCGTTGCCGCATTTTCCACCGGCCCCGCCGCCGGTGCGTCTCCGATATTGAATCGCCGTAATTCCCGGCGTGTGCGTTTGGTTTTTCATAATTTTAGTTGTAGTCCATTGCCTCTTGCTTGCTGATAAAAAAGTGGATTCCGTTCGAGCATTCGACAAGCGGGTTTGGGTCGTATTTGTCCGGCTTTACGGTGTCGCCAACTTTGTAAACGTGTCCATTGTGCAATCCTTCTCCTTCACCCTCAAGAACCACGGCATATTCAGCGCGGCATTTTCGGCCAATCAGACCGCCGACACGTTTTGCCGTCAATGGAATTTGTAATTTGCAAATCGTTCCACCCTGTAACTTTTTCCATCCAATCAAATCGCCATCCGGCAAAATTGTTCGTTGCGGCAATAAGGTTTTCAGGTCGGAACCGCACAGGTTGGCATCGCACAGGCTGGCACCGCACAGGCTGGCACCGCGCAGGCTGGCACCGCGCAGGTCGGCACCGCGCAGGTCGGCACCGCACAGGTTGGCATCGCACAGGCTGGCACCGCACAGGCTGGCACCGCACAGGCTGGCACCGCACAGGCTGGCACCGCACAGGTTGGCACCGCGCAGGTCGGCACTGCACAGGTCGGCACCGCACAGGTTGGCACCGCGCAGGTTGGCACAGCACAGGTTGGCACCGCACAGGTCGGCATGAATGGCTAGTGCTGCTGCCACCGCCGCCCCAATGTTTTCCGCGTCGGTTTCAAACAGGATTTTTTTGATGTTCCAACGCGAGATAATTTTGATTTTCATATTTTTATTTTGTTTGCCGCGTCACACTCGCGGCGATTGGTTAGCTGTCGCAATACGCCTGAAAGCCTTCTCCGGTTTTCAGATACTCGGCGCAGAGGGTGGCCCGCTTGAAGTCCCATCCGCGTTCATCGGTCAGGAAAGTGCGGATTTTGGTTTGTGAGAATCGCCTCGCCAGCTTTCGCGCCGTTGAGAGATTCCCGTTTAACAGATTTTCGATCATATTGTTCATAATGCCTCCTTAATCATGCGTGCCGCTTGTTTCAAAATGCAAGTTCCGGTGCTTGCGCTGTTACCCTCGCCCGCCAATTTGATTTTTTCACCGCAAGCAAGACGGGAATACATTCCGTGTCCGCTGTGAACAACGTGAATTGCATCCCATTTTGCAAGCGGGATGTCGTTAAAGTGCTCGTCTTTTGATTTGGCAATAGCATCAATTCCGATGCTTGATTTTACCATCTCAATAATACCGGGGGTGACAAATTGCCGGTAATAATCGGCGTGTGAAGCTTTCTTGTCCATGTAATCTTGTCTTGTTTTCATTTTTCAATTTTCCTCTTGGTTAATTTGCGGTTAATTCCGCGCCCAGTCCCCGCTTGTGGAACTGGCCGCGAAAGCCCGCCCGCATCCGCCAGGAACCCCTGCGACAGGCAGGGCCAAAAGGCGGCAGATGGGGCGGGCAAGTTCATTGTCAGTTGTAAAACTTGGCGTTTGGCAGCAAGGCGCGGACATTGGCTTTCGCTTCTTTGCGCGAGTTGGCGCGGACAAAGATTTCGACAAGCTGCAAACTGTCGCCGAATGCTACCACGTCAGCGGACACGGCGCGGTAAAGGTTGGCGGGACTGCCCCAATATGCGCCGCCCTGGTCATAATCGCCGTCAATAAAGGGCACGTAACGCAACGTCATTTTGATCGGCTGTTTATTGTCGGTTGGAATGCGGTTTGGCCGGCCCATTTGGGCACCCCGGCAAATGCGCTCGCCGATTGCGCTGGTGCCGTAATCCATGCCGTTTGATAATTTGGGTTGTTTAATGGCACGATTTGCCCTGGTCGCTGGCCGGTCCAAGTCTTCAACCCATGTGTGTGAACACTGCGGGCACCCTCGAAACGACTGGTCCGGCACCTTTTCAACCGGCACGCTCGCCGCGCCGCACTCCGGGCAAACATCGTGGGGGAATGCTTCTTTTAGCGGTTTTGGCGTGACGATTTGGGCGTCATTGCCCGTGAAAACACACTCGCCTTTGTCCCTCAGGTCTTCCAACGGCGAGCGAAGCATGTAATCCATGAACGCCCATCGTTCAATTATCGGGTGAACGTGAACCTGGGGCGGATCGCCATAGAAGCCGGATTGTATGGTGCCGTAATGGGGCGCAAAGCTCGCCTCGTTTGCCAAAGGTTGCGCCTCGTCTAAAATGCCAAGCATCGGCGCATCTGTCAGATCGTGCGTGTCGGCAGGGTTAATCCATTCCAATTCAGAGTTGCAAACCAAGTGCTCAAAAGCACTGTGCATTGCCTCGTCTGAGTAGTCGCCAAATGACGCAATGGCGGCGCGTTCTTCACTGTCGGCGAAAATTGTAAGCGTTCGCCGGTCTTCACTGATTTTATAGTTCATGTTCAATCCTTTTGGTTTTAGGAGCGTAATTGCTCCCGTGTGCCCCATAAGGAGCACAAGGGAAAAATCAAGCGGTGGCGAATTGACGGTAACAGACCGGGACTTTGTTGACGATATAGCCGCGGAGTTTGGCGAGCTTGGCTTTCAATTCGGCTTTCAATTGGCAGTCAACTACGCTCTTGGCTTCCTGCTCGCAGTATTCACGGCCGTAGAATCCCCAGCATGAGTCGTCACCCACAACGTATCCCCATACGTCACCCGTTAAATACTGGTCGTATTCAGCAACTTCGCCGATCAAAAGGTCAACCGCGCGTTCCCGGCACGACTTGGCCGGCTTGCCATCTTTGTAATCCACTGGGGCGTCAATAGACTTCACGCTCCAATTGGCCATAGCCGCCTTGTGAGACATGTAAATCCATCCGACTTGTCCGCTATCCCAAGGGCAGGAAAAAGGAGCAACGGACATCGTAATCCCGCTATGGTCGTAAAGGTAAAGAGGAAGAATGACGAGATTGTCTTCCACCAGCTTTTGGCAGGCTGTCAATGCCAATTCGCCAACGTCTTCACTGGTGAAGTCACCAGCAAGCGCGCGAATAAAGTCTTCGCCACTGCCATACTCTTTGCGTCCATTTACGTCACCTAGGTTGTAGCGGTTGTGAAAGCAAACCATTTTGGTGCCTTCATGGTCAAACTCTTTGCGTGGGTTTTGCGGATCGGAGTCTTGAACGATCTCAATTGCACGGCCTCTGTAGTTTATGATGTCTTTCATTTGATGCCTTTTGGTTAGGTTTATGGTGGTTAGGTGTTACGCTACAATTGCAGCAGCAGCATGACGCCGAATCCATTCGGCAAGGGGAATGCGTTCACCGTCGATGCAAATTTCAACAGTATCCTGCCCAAACATTAGGCCATGAACAGGGTTTCCATTGCTGGTGCCTGTTGCGCCAAAGCGGTAAAACGGACTGTGGCCCGATTCACGCAAGCGCGTTAATTCAGATTCCACCTTGCGATTACTGGCATTATTTAACACCAAACGCCCTTGCGATTGCTTCAGCTTGATAGTGAAGGTGGAGACGGCTTTTGTCGTGAAGACTGTTACCTGCTCTAAACTGGTGACGCGGAATGAAGGTGAGGGGAATTTCCAATGGGGTGAAGGAGTCATTGCGCCGGCTGGTGTCAATGCCGGAGTGGTTACTGATTTAGGATCACCAAGATCGGCAGATTCCCAGATCAGCAATCCACCGCGCGAAGCAATCCACTCCGCAAACTTGGCTGCATTTTCTTCTGCCACTTCGTGAGACTTTACAGGTAACGATTCTAACGATTCAATTGTTGTCATAATAATGAATGCCTTTTGGTTATTGGTTTACTGTCAAAGCCACTTTAAACCACTTCCTGCCACTATGTCAACAAGTATTTGCATAAATCTTTGCTGCTACAATGCGGAGGCAAACTCTGTGAGTCTCTGACACATTATTGCCGCCACTGTCCACCGTAATGCCATAGGGGGAGTTAAACCGCGCGTCGCTGTTGTTGCCATCGGCGCTGCCGTTATTCACTGTCGGCGAGCGTGAAGTCGAGGCTTTCGATTTCCACTCCGTCCACGAACAGTGTCGCGTTGCAGGATATAGACCCGACATAGTCGTGGTGGTCGTAGCCCACGGCGAAAGCGAAGGCTGCATCTTGGAGCGTCATCGTTTGGGGGATCGCCGCCCAGTAACCGCAGCCCTCGTCCCAGATTGCTACGACGCGGCCAGTGGTAGGAGTTTTGGATATGTGCCAATCGAGTTTTGTTGTCAATGAATGCCTTTTGGTTAATGTTTACTGCAACGCCACTCTACGCCACTCTACGCCACTCTGTCAACAAGTATTTACGTAAATCTTTGCTGCTACAATGCGGAGGCAACATCGAACACTGAGGTCAGGCACACAGACCACTTTAACGATAAAGCCTGACATTCCTGACTGA